TCAAAAGCACTAACTACGGTTGATTTGCCCTTGAATATTGCTTGGGCGAGCGCCGCAGTCTTGCCAATCTCAAATGCTTGCTTATTGCCTGAGTGCATTAGGCCGATCACATTCGACCACATCCCTTCCTCAATCTTTTTGCGGCTCTTGGCCTCTTGATCCTTTAACTTCAATCTACCAACTATTGAGTCGGATTCAATTCTATGCATTAGACCGACATGAATCTGCGCACCTAATAGTTTGGCCGCATCTATCTCTGATTGCGCCGTTGCCAACTCTTCGGCCTCTATCGCCAATCTCTCGGCCTTGGTTCCGTCTCCATCAGCGTCACCTTTCAGCGCACCAACGCTGATGGTAAGCTCTCGAATACGAACGCCAGCAGCAGCAGCAGCAGTAGTTATTACATCTAAAGCTGCTTGTAGTGGCTGTTTATCGTCCTCCCCAGCACCCCCGATCAAAGTCTGTAGCTCTTTTTGCTTTGAAATTAAAGCAGAATATTCCTCATTTGCAACCTTTAGTGATGCGGTGGCGTTTGTGTAGGCGTTGCCCGACTCTCTAACAATTCTGTTGTTTTTATCATGCTCAAATCCAGCCGCTTTTGCAGCCCATGATATTTCCCAAAATACAGCAGCCAACCCTTTTACAGCAGCCTCATAAAAGCCGGATTCTCTTAATCCGTCATTCATGGCATTAACCACATTGGCAAGAGACTTGCTTGTTTCCTCGCTTGCCTCAAACAGATCGCCAAACGTATTACCAAGGGATTTTAAAGAGCCGCCAAATGTATCTCTAGCAGCCCTGGCAGAACCTCCGAATTGAACATCAAGCTCTGCCAATATAATCTTCTGAGCTTTAGCCATCTCGCCAGCTTCAACAAGCGAATTAATCACCTCTTTTTGATCTTTAGAGAATTGAATACCTGAGCGACTTAATGCGCTAAGATTTGCGATTGGGTCATTTAGCGCCTTACCTAACTGAATGGCTGCCGACTTTAAATCAGTTCCCATTCTGATAGCGAGATTAGCCACCGCCTCTGTGGTGCCTGGAAGAGTCTCTTTTCCAATCTTGGTGAACGTCAGGAGTATGGATTGCATCTCCATAATCGCCTCATCGCCAAAGGTTGTTACTTGCTGCAACCCTTGAGCCATTTCGCGTAGCTCCACTGCGGTAAAACCTGCGGCCATTCCGGTTGACTCAACAGCTACTTCTAACTGCCTCATCGCTTGCTAGCTCCACTGCGGTAAAACCTGCGGCCATTCCGGTTGACTCAACAGCTACTTCTAACTGCCTCATCGCTTGCTCTTGCTTGATGGTGTTTTCGATAAAGGTATTAATTGTGCCGGTGATGGCGCGATACGCGATCATGGCAGCGCCAATCTTTGCGGCCATCATCACATAGGATTGGGTGGTGCTTTTATTAGATTTGGCGAGCTTTTTATTAGCCCCTTCATTTTTCTTGGATTGCTTTTCGAGTTTCGATAGGTTGCCTGATGCTTTAACGACACCTTTAGAGTCTATCTCAATAATGAGGGAAGCTATATCATCTGACATTTTCTATAAACTCCCGATCCAAGTCCTTCAATAATTCATACTCAACAGGGTCTAACCTCATCCCCATCAAATCACAATAAGCGACCACCTCTGTCGGTTTAATCGCTCTCGGATGCCCGTCCCTCCAATCCCTTGAACTGGATAGGCTGACAAACACCCCCCAAATGAAACGCGCCCATTCGGGTAACTTAATCTCTTCCTGTAGCTGTTGCGGCTTCTTGCCTGTCTGTCTGTAAACGCTTTCTAGGTGGCTTCTGACTGATGCGCCTCCCTCCACCTTTGAAAGTTTAAATGAGCATTTGGCAAACGCTACTAGCTCGCCTTTTGCCCTTTCGTAAAATTTATATCACGACCTACGAAATTGGATGCTTGCGCCCGAATCATTACTATTTCACGATAAATCTTCTTCGCGCTGCGCCTGGTTGCCTCTTTGTCTTTATAAATCACGTTATTAAATCGGTGAGTTACATCGGCCAGGAATTGACACTCTGAATCGAGATCCTTTTTTTGATCTCCATTGGATTCAATTAAGCGGGTGCGATGGTTGCGATACGCCTCAAGCTGCTCATCGGTATCAGGGCCATAAAAGGAAATAGACATTTCGCCACCCTTCCCTTGCATGGGTTCGCCCTGATGATCACGAATAATTAGCTCGGCATGATCCTCATGGATCAGGTCAGATAGATCGGACATTATGCCGACCTAGTAATGACAACCGTTGATGCGTCTGATGCGTCATATAGCGCTGTGAATGGCAGAGATACAGTGATGGGGCCTGTTCCACCTACATCCAAATCTGCGCCGGTATAAAGCACATTAGGAAAGTCAAATTTCAGTGTGGCCGATGCTGGATCGGTCAGGGTCACATCAATAGATGATGATGTCTCATCGGCAAACTTATCGAGCAAACTGGCATCTTCAAAATATGCCGTTACCGTTCCAGTGACCACGCATTGGCCCTCAATCATCTCGCTCGCTACAGCAGAGCCGACAACCTTGGGTGATTCAATGCTGTTTGAAATAGAGAAGTCCAGACCGGTCACGATAGCGATAGCGCCGCCGCCCTCGTTAATGGTTCCGGTCAATGAATCGAATGGTTCGCTTGTTCCCGCTGCTGTTGGATCTGCATCAAGAGTTGTCCCTGAATAAGACAGGTCTTTACCCATCACCTCAAAAGTACCAGAAACGATACCTTCTGGCGTTACTGACATCGACAGGCTATTCACCACGCCGCCGGTCATTGCGCCAAATTGGGTAATATCTTGGAATCCACTCTCAAAAGTAAATGATTTTTCGGTAGTACCAACTTTCAGGACATTGGTTGACCATGCTGAATACATAAGAGATTCAAGCAGGGCATCATATTCTGTATGTCGCATCTCTACGGCAATAGGCAATGTTGCGGATCTAAAGCCGTGACGCATATCGGCCACTTGTCGATCTGCGCGAATGTCAGCAGATTGGAATGATTCTTTTGCCAGATTCGGTACACCGCCTGTGCGCGGTAGTACGATCATGGTTGGAGTGCCTGGAGTAGTTCCCCACTCGGATTCTACGATGTAAGTTAGTTCGGAACGTGCGCCCGTTGCTTTTGCCATGATCTAAATCCTCTGGTCGGGTAAGGAATGATAGTTACGGCAGGGAGGTTGTACCATCTGCCGCGTATGACTTGATTATAAGTTATCCACAGGATCTACACAAGTTATCCACAGGTTATGATCTGGGCGATGTGAACGAATAATAGTTAATGACGACAGGCAAATGATACCAGCCATCATCGTTACGGGCAGATCCTCGGCTTACACTCTGCACCCTGACGGTGCGGGAGTTGTAGACCATGTCTGTGCCACGCTTAAATAGATTGGCGATAGTATCAGCCTGATCAACCGCAGCCTTTTTACCTTTGCCACCTGGGGCGAATACATCGACCTGATAAACGCCGATGGTATTATCCTCACCGGTGTCGCCCAATCCCGCCTGTATTGTGTCTCCAGGTAGATTAGTCGGGCGAATATATAGCGTCCCTTTGACCGGCTTGTAAGTCTTGTTCTCCCACGCTGTAGCTACAGCGGGCGATATTGTGTTTAGCTTGGTATCTAGTGCGGCCTGGATGTCCCTGAATACTGACATTATCTATTCACCTTCTTGGCTTGCTTCATAACGTGTCTTTTGAACGCCCGAATAGATACTTTAACCATTCCCGTAGGCGCTTGCTTACTATAACCGTCCTCTATTCTCTGAGCATATGGGAGGTTGTTTGTTAGATATATCGGGCTATCACCGCGCAACATAGCTGCCGCCTTGCTGATACTCCCGCGTGATGTGCTTTCACTCGTGCTATTGACCGTTCCGCTTGCTGGAGCGCCAATAGACGCTTGCCAGTTTGCCCGCAATCCGCCGCCCACATAACTTCCGGTGACGAACTCCAGAGATCGCCATAAGCCAGGGTTTTCCCATGCTGACGCATTACCAACGGGAGTTCTAGTAACAATATCCCCAAAGACAGACAGTGCAGTCCCACGCCTAACATCAATGACCTTTTGGCCTGTCTTTTTGGCGAACGCTTCCACCTGATCAGCAAACCTCATCCTCGCCATGCTATTTCCTCAATTGAAGATCGTATTTAACAGCAACCCCGCCCGGGCTTGTCTCATTTACGGAAACAACATGATAATTGATAGAGTCCACCGTGACCTGATCGCCTATCTCGGGCGTGGTCGATACAGCCTCGATAACCAGCCTAATATCGCTCTCAAGAATCATAGCCCCGTCAACCTCTGAGCTATTGTAGTTGAATGATGCGCCGCTACCTGTCCATGTAGTCGTTGATCCGCCTGAGTCTTGCCCTAGTATCGGATCAAAGGTTGCGCCAGTTAAGCGCGAAAGCGTAACGGTCTGCCCGTATGTATCTAACAGGCTGGTCGCTGTGGCCGCAAGATTTGAGTAGAAATTACTCATACTCTAAACGCGCCGGTCTTTGATTTAACCAGTTTATCCAGTTTTGTTTCTGCTGCTGTGAGATAAGCTCGACTAGCCGCTGAGTCCATGTACTCAACCTCGATGTCACCTACTTTTTCACGCTTGGTGTCTCGCCCGATAATAGCCAGCGGATTAGTGCCGCCA